TATCTGCGCCATCTTTTTCCATCTTAGCTATTTGAGATTCTAATTTATTTAATTCGTTTAAAGACGAAGATAAGGCTCGAGAATAAGCTACATTTATTTTTTTAATAGCTTCATCCTCGGCCTCAATTAATCTTCTTCTGTATTGTCGCGCAGCTTTTAAAAGTTTGCTAATAGACATTGGAGAGCCTTAATAAAATTATAGAATAAATCTAAAAGTCTACTTATATCCAGCATAGTCTTCTTCGTCTACATTATGTGGAATAGAAATATTTTTACGAGAATCCATTATTTTATCTCTAATTCGACGTGACCATGCGTAACCAGCATCCCCGCCCCAAAGATCGTGTGCAACGCGTCCAGGGGATGGAAATCCTTCTTCCCCTGGATTAAAACCTTCAGCTTCCGAATCCGATTGGTGCCTGGAGAAAAACGAAAACATCCGTAAAATTGTATCTTCTGACAATTTTTCTCTATTAGAAATTTGATTCGCCCTAGCTAAACCAATTCTTGTTCCGCCATCTCTGCCTTCTTCTTTCCAACGTAATGCTCTATTAGCAGCATCAATCATTTCTTGAGTTGGATAAAATTTTAAATTAATACTTTTAAGTGGAGCTTCTGCTGGTACTATTGTTGGCACAGTTGTGAAGTAAATCATATCATCTTCAGGTTCAGCTTCAATGCCAATCATCTTCTTAGCTTGAGCTCTGCTAATTACTCCATTTTTATATAATTCAGCAGCTCTCTTGCTCTCTTCATACTTGTCTTCAGCTAATGCTCTTACAGAGCTTAAATCATAGCTAATTTGGCTTCCTGGGCGAGGATTAAAATCAATTAATAAACTATAAGTTAATATTTCGCATAGAGAATCGAGGAGTGGCAGCATACCGTCTGACCAAGCTGCTTCTTGACTTTGCTGGTAGTTCGAGTAGGTAGACCTTTCTAATCCTGCGCCTAAACCTAAGACGACTGCATTTAGACCGAACGCAGCTGGTATTCTTTCTTCAGGCAATCTTCTAATTTCACCAAGATCAAGTTCTGATGGAGAGTAAGAAATTTTATCTAATTTATAGCTCCCACTCATGACCGCAATTCCGCCCGCTTGATCACCGGTAAAATCTTGTCTTAATTTATTTTTAATTTGTCTTGCATCATCTGCTGAAATATCAACAGCCATATTATTTGCATCTGGACCGAGTAAAATTGACGGAATAGCTCCATTTCTCAATAGTCCATAGGCTGTTGAAGAAGCCATATTATCTGATGCTACTTCGCGTAGCAAGGATGTGATCGGAGATCTTCCATATCTAATATCAGTAGTATCTCTACCATATCTCCAATGGATGATATCTTCGAGGGCGATTTGGAACTCTGAGCCCTGAGTAGTGTAAACATAATGAGTAATTTGAACTTTTTGAGTGCCCTCGGCTCTCATCATGTCAGCTGGAATGTATTCGAGGGCTATGACAGATCTGCCAACTCCTCTAATTTTTCTTAAATAAGCATTACCTTTTAATAAATAGTCTTGGATAAAATTTCCATATAATTGAGATGGCGCTATTCTACCAGACATTGGATCTCTTAATAGATCAATAATTTCAGCGTCTTCTACTTCTTCATATTGCCCGCCTACGCGCTCTTTAAGAACAAATTCTACTTGACTAAAATTAGTTAAATACCATCGAACTGAAATAGCTACAATTGAGTTTAATGATAAATCACCAGCTTCAGCTACCCAGTCTCTATTGGATGATGGTAATTTTTTAAACAATTGAGCTAATAGATTGCCATCACCTCTGCCGTATAGAGTATTTACACTATTAGAATATTGGTTGACTGGCGGCAATGGTTCCTTTGGGTTGGCAAAGGTCAGCTTGATATTGTCAAAAAATCCCATATTTTTAAAATTCCTAATTTAATATAATTTATTTTATCAGAACGCCATGAATTTACGAGCATTAAAAATATTATTAAAAGCATCGCTAAGGCAGTCTACTTGATCATCATGTTTGCCAAGTGGGAATTGTCTCAATTCATCGATAAAATTTTTATTCCAATCAGCTTTTAATAAGTACACATTACCGACGTTAATTTGTGCTGCGATTGGCTCAGCTCTAATCTCTTTTTTACCAGTTGGAATTACTTTAACTAAGTTGTGTCCACTTAGCATTCTAAATAAATAATTTATTTGACTTTTTCCAGCGGCGCCTGGATCAGACGGGAATATCTGTGGTATTCTACCATCTAAGTCACAAGTCTGCTTAATTACTTTGTCACGCTCGTCGACTCCCCATTGACCTCGTATGATATCAGTAATATAAATATTATTATTTTTATCTATTGACATTTTAAGGCCACAAGAATAGTCTCCGTCGTCTTGTGTACTTGCTAAGTCCCAGGCCCTTACTGTTTTAACAATGTCATTTGGTAAAGCTTCAACTAAGTTTAAATTATTTATTTTAAACATCGCGCCCTGCCGTGGCGTAGGGTTACATTGATAAAGAGCCTCAAATTGGTAATCGCCCATTACATTTTTTAATCTAAGTAAGGCATCAATATCATATCTCTCAGGCCAAAGAGCTTCACCGACTTGTCTGCCAAGTGGATCGTCTTTATCATCACAAATAGCAGGTAGATCGAGTACATGCCAAGCATCAGGTTCAGCTTCTAAAACTCGTCCAATTAAATCATCTGGATGCCATCTAGTAGCAACTATAATTGCTTTGCCATTAGGTTCAAGACGTGATAGAATGTCTGAGGTCCACCAGTCAGCTTGCTTGTCCCTAATTAATTGGCTTTCAGCCTCTTCTCTTGACTTAATTACGTCATCTGCTATAATAAGGCTAAATCCCTGGCCTGTGGCTGGGTTGCCACTTCCACGAGCCATACAAACTCCTCCAGAGCCTGTAATCCATTCATCAGAAGCAGACTTATCAGAATCTTTTTTATTTCTCTCAAAATAAATTGTTCTAGCCATACGACTGAACCTACGAGCCATACGTTCATTGTATGAAGTTATTAAAACTCCATCAGAGGGATAATTTTCGAGCCACCACGCTGCTAATCTTACTGTTGTAGATTGAGTCTTACTATGTCTAGGTGGCATTGTAATTATTAATCGATCATATTTATTATCAATTAAGCCTTGAATAGCTTCAGCAATCCTAACAATATGAGCAGGCATTGTCCATGATTTAGGAAATGTCTCCTCTAAAAAATTAATATATTTTTGGTGTTCAAATTGTTCAATTTGTTTATCGCTCTGGATCGGCCGCTGAGAGAATCTGAAGCGACCAAGATGCGAGCTGCTGATGGAGATCGGCAATTTGACCGGCTGACTGGTTGTGTATGTAGATTTCATCCTGGGCTACCTGTGCTATTTTATTCAAAGCTTTTAAATGATGTTTCAAAGAGTCAACTAATAAATCTTCAATGCGATCATCTGAATTATTAGGAATTAATTTTTTATTTTCATCATCAAGTTCAGATTTTATTTTACTAACAGCAGCTTTACTAATTTGATGTTGACGCGCAACTTCGTTAACACCATTGCCAACTATCAATTGTGCTATGATGTCTGCCTTCATTTGTGGAGTGATCTTATATGATCTACGAGAATTATCTTGTTCCATAATTTATATTTTATCGTTAAACACGAAAAAACCACGCTAGGAAGGAATGTTGCGTGGTTTTTTCTAGGTAGGAATAATCGGAACTGAATGAATAGTAAAACATGAAACGCGAATTACTAATATATTATATTACTAAATTGAGATAAAAAATATTCACTAAAAATTAATTTATTTTAATATGCGCCCATGTTTTGCCTGTTTTTATTTTTGAAATTGCATCTACACAAACATCATATTCTTTTGCAATATCAATATTACGTTCACCTAAATTTAATTTATTTTTAATTACTAAAACTTGGTCTTCATTAAGTTTAGACTTACCATTCAAAGATCCTTTTGTTGTTGCTTTTCTATTTTTGCTCAACATATCTTGCATATTATCATTGTGTGTGCCGATCGATAAATGAACTGGATTACAGCAACGTGTATTGTCGCAGGAGTGCAAAATACACATGTTTTCTGGTATTTTTTCATAATGAAGTTCGTAAGAAAATCTATGAGCTAAGACCATTTTTGCATCAATTCTAAATTGACCATATCCATGTATATTACATGAAGCTTCCCACTCCCAGCAATCATTTTCACAATCTTTTTTTACCTTAGCCCAGAATCGCTGTTCAATAGGCTTGCGTTTGCGTTCAAATATTCCTTTTGGCATATTATTTATTCCATTGAACAAGGATTGTATGGTTCACAACAGAAGACTCTAAATTTATAAATATGATTAAAATCTGACTCTGGATCTGTGCTAGTTGCTAAAACTGTAAGTAGATAATCATTCATAAGTGTGTAACCATTCTCAATATCATCATTTTTAGAATAATTGCAAACTTCATAATTTGCATCATATTCATTCATAATCTTCCAAAACTCAGATAGAGCCTCTTCTTCTGTTCGAAACCAACAAGTATCCCACCATAGACCTTCGTCTACAAAGTAATTCCACCAATCACCATTCTTCTGCTGTATTTCAACTGTC